CAAGACAAAACAGATTTTTTGACCTGCTCACGCGAGGTGTAGGGGGTGCGGTGTGGTATGCTATCAAAAATGACAAAAGCGGAATTATTAGAGTTAGCCAAAAGATACGATATTCCAGGAATTCACGCTCGTATGAAAAAATCGGATATACTTTCCCAGATTACACCGCATGTGAATGCAATAAAATATTGCGAAAAAAGGGAAAAGATTCAAACTGACCTTTTAGACCAATTGGAGAGAAACGGTACATTTGGTGAGTTTTATGTCGACTTAGTCAATGACTATATGGCAATGTGGGATGTAAAAAATAAGCTGATAGCTGACATAGAGGAAAAAGGAGTATCTATCCGGTATCAAAACGGAGAAAACCAATGGGGCTATAAGAAAAATGATTCTGTAGGAGAGTTACAGAGAATCAATAATCAGATGCTAAACATATTGAAACATTTAGAATTAAAACCTAGTAAAGCAGATACAGAAACATTTGATTTCGAGGACTTAGAGATGTAAAGCTTGGAGGTGGTGAGTATGTAAATGACTAAAAGACGGAGGGATTACCACCCGTTTATAGACAGCTATATGGATGATATCAGGTCCGGCAAAATTCGCGCCTGTAAAGAAATAAAGCAGGCAATGGATTACGTTGAATTTAAGCTGGATAACCCTGATGTTATCATTCGGGGCGATATAATAGATAAGGCTGTCGAGTTAATAGAAAGATACTTTGAATACAAGCTCCTTAACTGGGAGCTTTTTGTGTTGGCGCTTATTCATTGCTATTACAAGTCAGATGATACGGTTGTATTTGATGAATTCCTTTTGGTTATGGGCACGGGTAACGGCAAGAATGGATTTATATCCCCGGTGGCCTGGTATCTGACAACCCATTATCACGGAGTAAGAGAGTATAACGTTGATATCGTTGCCAACAGCGAAGAACAAGCGCAGACCTCATTCAATGATGTGTATAATGTCCTGGATAGAACATGGAATAAGTCCAAGAAGTTCTTTTATAAGACTAAACAAATAATAGTCAATTTAAGAACGAACTCGTATATCAAATATAATACTTCCAATGCTAAAACAAGGCTGGGAAAACGTGCCGGTTGCCTGATTTTTGATGAAATACTTGAATATGAAGACTGGACGGTTATAAATGCATTTACAGCAAGCTTCGGAAAAAAGAAGCATAGCCGGAAATTCTTTATTACTACTAACGGATATGTCCGAGGTGGGCCCCTGGATGATTTGTTGGATTTAGCAAAACAGGTTTTATCAGAAGAAGTAAAAGAATTAGGATTTTTGCCGCTGATATATAAACTCGACGATAAGGAAGAGGTCCACGACCCGGCAAACTGGGTTAAAGCTAATCCTTCATTACCGTACTTCCCGCAATTGAAAAAGGAACTGGAAAAAGTTTATACCAAAATGAAGTTTCAGCCGGGTTTAGCTATAGACTTTATGACTAAGCGGATGAATATGCCGGCTCAGGACAATTTTACACCAGTTGCTGCCTGGGAAAAGATCCTGGCTACCAATCAGCCAATACCATATGATGAATTATACGGACTACAATGCCTTGGCGGAATTGACTATGCCAGGACGACAGACTTTGCTTCGTGCGGACTGCTGTTTAAGCATAAGGGCAAGAGATACTGGATTGAGCATACTTTTGTTTGCCACTTGGCGCTGAAAATTGAAAGCCGGCCAATTAAGTTTCCGGTACAAGAAATGGCAGACAGAGGTCTGATAACTATAATATACCGGGACAATATCAGTGCTCAGGATATTTCTGGTTGGTTCCTGGAACAAGCAAAGAAGTACCATATTAAAAATATTTATTGTGACGAATACAGAAAATCCTTGCTTGAATCTGAATTTCAGAAGGTAGGACTTCCGCTTGAATCTGTCAGGAGCGGCCCGATTACTCATGCCAAGGTTGCACCGCTTGTTGAACAAATATTTGCAGAGGAAACCCTGGTATTTGGAGATAACCCGACCATGCGCTGGTATACAAATAACACATACCAGGAGATGGACAAGAAAGGTAATATTACTTACCTAAAGATTGAGCCAAAAACCCGTAAAACAGACGGGTTTTCTGCATTGATACATGCTTTATCTAAAGATGGTGAGCTGGAAGAAATAAAAGAAGGTACCTATGCGGACCTCCCAGTAATTATTGGCTAAAGGGGGTGAAAGGTTGAATGTGTTAACCTGGCTGATAGATAAGTTAAAAGGCAAAGCGGTGCCAGCAAACTTCAATGAAAAAGAATATTACGACGAATACGCGTCCCTGGTTTTCGATGTGTATGTCCGGGAGATGGCCTTTTGGTCTGCAGTTAATATTGTGGCCAATGCCGTGAGTAAATGTGAATTTAAGACGTTTCTGAAAGGCAAGGAAACTAAAGGGCCGGAGTATTACCGCTGGAATATTGAACCGAATAAAAACCAAAACTCCAGTGCATTTCTCCATAAGCTGATTGCCAAGCTATACCGGGATAACGAATGCCTTGTGATTGAGCAAAATAACCAGCTGATTGTCGCGGACAGCTTTCAAAAAAAAGAGTATGCATTATACGACCATGTTTTCACCCAGGTGCAGGTAGGCGATTTGATATTTAATCGTCCTTTCAATCAGTCAGAGGTCTTGTATTACAAGCTCAACGAGGAAAACATCAGAAACTTGGTTAATGGGCTGTATAACAGCTATTCCAAGCTGATTGCTTACAGCATGAAAGCATACCAACGAAGCCGGGGAACAAAAGGCGTATTTAAGTACAATACACTACCGCCGGCGGGGACGGAACAAAGAGAGATTTTCGACAAACTCATAAACGAGAGAATTGGGAAATGGCTTAATAGTGACAGTGCGGCGTTGCCATTGGGTGACGGTCAGGACTGGAAGGAGCTCCAACACAAGACATACAGCAACGAAAGTACCAGGGATATCCGGGCCCAGATTGACGATATTTTTGATTTCACGGCCAGGGCCTTTGGAATTCCTCCGGCACTGCTTCGAGGCGATGTCCAGGACACATCAAAAGCAATAGATCAATTGCTCACGTTTTGCATTGATCCGCTTGTGGACATGCTGCAGGAAGAGATAAACCGAAAAATCAACGGGTATGATGGTTTTAAAAATGGTACTTACCTGAAGATTGATACGACAACAATTAAGCACATTGACCTGTTCGATGTTTCAACGGCGATTGACAAACTCATCGGCAGCGGTGCATTCTGCATCAATGATATACGCAAAGCAGCAGGGCTTGAAATTATTGACGAAGATTGGGCATGGCAGCATTGGATAACGAAGAACTACAGCACTATGGAGGAAGCATTAAGGGCATTGGAGGGAGGTGAGAACGGGTGAAGAATTCAAATAAGAAAAACGTGTATTATTCGCTTGTAGTCAACGGCAGGGAAGCTGACATTTATATCTTTGGCTACATCGTTGAAGACTGGGAAAAGGAACTTTGGGGATTTGAAAGCGATGTATCCAGCCTGTCGTTGGTCAACGAAGTAAAAGACCTTGACGTTGATGTGATAAATGTTCACATTAACAGTTACGGTGGTATTGTTTCGGAGGGGCTTGCAATTTATAACACACTGAAAAACCACAAGGCAAAAGTCCGGACAATCGTGGACGGTTTTGCTGCTTCTGCTGCCAGCGTAATATTTATGGCCGGGGAAGAACGCCTGATGAATGATGCATCCCTGATGATGATACACCAGGCATGGACAAGAGCAGTAGGCAACGCTGATGATTTTAGAAAACTTGCTGACGATCTCGACAAAATCACACAGGGAAGCATAGAGGCGTACAAATTGCGCGTAAACATCTCGGAAGAAAAAATCTGGGAGCTGATTAAGGCAGAAACATGGATTTTGCCGAGTGAAGCCCTTGAATGGGGATTTGCAACAGAAATTATTACACCGGCCGAAACAAACCAAGCGGCCGCCAGCGCTGGGAAGGCACTCATAAATTTGGTTAAAAATTACCGAAATGCCATTGCAGCATCAGGGGGTATTGTTTTCCCAAAAGACAAACTCAATGAAATACTTGAGGAAATAAGAGCTCTCAAAGCAAGTCATTCAACACAAAATACACAGCCTGCGTCGATTCAGGAACCTAACCCAGAACCTGATTCACAACCTGCACCGGAACCTGAACCGGAGCCAGAGCCGGCTCCACAAGAAAACAAATTAATTAATTTTATGGCGGCATTGTTCCGCTAAATTCATGAAAAGGAGAGGAGAAATCTATGAAAAATTTAGATGTACTTCAGCAGAAAAAAGCTGAAATTCAAAACAAAATGGTAGAAGCTATCAAAAACGATGACACACAGGCTTTTTCGGAGGCTTTTGAGGAATTTACCAATATTCTTCAAGAAGCGGTAATGGCAGAAGCGCAAGGTCTTGTGCAGGCTGCGGATAATCAGATACTTGCAGGCCGTGGTGTGAGGGTACTGACTTCAGAAGAAAGGAAATATTATGAAAGAGTAATTGATGCAATGAAGTCAAACAATCCTAAACAAGCTTTGAGTGGGTTTGATGATGTTCTGCCTAAGACAGTCATTAATGAGATATTTGAAGACATTACAGAAAATCATCCTCTGCTTGAAGCTATTAATTTCCAGAACGCAGAAGCATTGGTTGAATATCTGTACTCAACAATGGATGGTAGATTCAAAGCAACTTGGGGCAAGCTTTGCAGCTCGATCACTGAGGAACTGAGTTCTACATTCCATAAGCTCAATTTCGGTCAGAATAAGCTGTCTGCATTTATCCCTGTATGCAAGGCTATGCTCGACCTCGGTCCAGAATGGCTTGACAGATATGTAAGAGCTATTTTGTATGAGGCTATTGCTAATGGTCTTGAGGATGGAATTCTCAATGGACGTGGTGAAACCCCTAATGGCGAAACACA